CCAGAACCTCCTCCCATCTCTTTAGTTGGAACGTAAGCTCCGATGACATCGTATGTATGATTTGTGACAATGAGCGGGACATTTGCTTGACCTAGTTTAAGGGTTAACATTCTAAAGGCACCTTTTACAAGTTGCGATTTAGTCATATCACGAACTTGTTTATCGTTCAGTGCATCAGTAATCTCTTTCTCAGTGGAAAGCATACCTAAAGAGTCTAACACAAACATACAAGGTTTGCGTTCTTCTACAGGTTTTTTTAAGTATAGATCAACTGCCTTGAGTGCCTTTGTACGGAACTCTTCTATGGTGACAACATTAACCACGACAAAACGTGATGTGTCGATGCCGCGTGACTCCACAAGGGACTTGGTGATGGAAGCCTCAGTATCAAAGTAGAGACAATAACCATCAGGATGAACGTCAAGGAAATTCTTAACGACAGCAAGGGAGAAGAAAGTTTTTCCAGTAGAAGACTCACCAGCAATAGCAGTAATCTTATTCCCAGATACACCACCAAATATGCTACCTGAAACCAGTGCATTAAAAATGTACGAACCCGTGTCCACATAAGTCTCAGTCTCGTCTATGTCTGATGCTAATTTTGTATAGTCATCACCAATTTCTTTTACAATATCTTTAAGAAAGTCCATCACGCTACCATCCCGTATTCTTCACGTAAGATTTTTTTATAAGGTGAACCTTGCTCTCTCAGTTCTTTTACTAGTTTGAGTTTTTGAAATAATGCAGTGTCTCCACCCAGAGCCATAGCATTAATAATTGTATTCAGTTCTTGATCAGTAATTGGTAGATCCATCAGGCAAAAAAGAGTTCAAGGTTTACAGTTTTTTCTACATTCCAACCAATCGCATCGAGAATAGACTTGAGTGGTTCCACAAAACTTTTCTCAAATTGTAGGTCATAGTCAATGTATTTGTCAAGTCCAAGTTCCTTAGGAAAATCTTGAATAAACGCAATCACGTTTTCTTGAATTGTATTTGGTTTTTTCAAGAATATGAACTTAACTTTTTCACCATTGTTAATAAGTGAATATTTATTTGTCAGTTTGTTTGTCCTCACATAATGATTGAACAACAATGCTCCTCTGACATGAATTGGAGTTTTGAGTGCATAAATGTTTGATGATGAATAATACTTTTGAACATCGGATGCAGTTCTAGGAAATGCGATCTGTTCAGGTGGAAGAGTTTTGAATTCTTCACGACACTTATCAATGAAGTTAATCACGTCATCTTCAGTTCCATTCATCATAATCTTGAGTGCATCCTTAATCATCTTTCGACATGGAGCTGGTGTAGATGATTTAACCGCTTCAATACCCATAATCTTGAGTTTAGGTTCAGCATAAGCAACACCTTCACTGTTCCAAACATTAAGAATGTATCGTTTCTTAGCAGTCCAGATTCCACGGTCAGCGATGTTCTCACGCTTCATCTGCATCTTCTGATCGTATGCATTCACATAGTTAGCCAGTTCTTGGTAAGCACCTTCAATATACTTTTCAAGTTCCATTTCACAGACCTTATCAAGGAATGTGACAACGCCTTCAGTAGTTTTCTCTCTTCCCTTGAATACAGTTTCAACCAAAGGACCCATGTTAAGATAGATGGAATCAGTATCTGAAGCAATAACATAGTCAACTCCATCGGTTTTGAGAATCTTGTTTAGATAAGCATTCATCTTATCTTCAATCCAACGAATTGAAACCTGTCCAGATAAAGTGATTGCTTCAGCGTTTGCTAGTTTGTAATAACGGAAATACTGGTTGCCGATAGCACCATAAGCAGAGTTAAGAGAAATCTTCTTTGCCATCTGGATGTTATTGCACCTTGCAATTTCCTTTTCCAGTTCTTTCGTTGGTGTTTTTTCATATGCTTTCTTAGCCTCAATCATCTTCTTTTTGAAGATTACACGGTCTCCATACATTTTTTCCATGAGTTCTGGTAAGAACCCACGAACATCTTTGCGATACATTGCACCGTTGGCACAAACCGCATAATCCTTATACAACTCAAAGTTGATTTCTTGATTCAAAACCTTTTCAACAGTTGCAGTGGGATGTCTCTCTTCCAGAAGGGTTTCTGGTGAGATGTTGTATTGCATGATGAGATGAGGGTAAAGGCTATTAAGATCAAAGTTAACCACCCAATCATATATCCCAGAAATCGGTTCCTTGACGTAGGCTCCTGCATACTTTTCATCCTTTGCAGTACGCTTTTTGGGAGGAATAACAATATTCCTCTTCTTTAGATAGTTATAAATGATATTGTCCCACATGCGAACTTGATAGAAAACGTCACCAAAGTTAACCTTTGCGTCAAAAGCCATGGTGAGAGCAAGTTCAATCAGTTTCATCTTGTCTTCCAAGCGGTCAACAAGTTCTACGTCTTTGATGTTGTACTCTACAAACTTCTGCCATCCATTCGTGTAGAAATCTTTAAAGGTATCAAACTCGGAGTGATCAAGTTTTTTCTGACCAAGTTCTACTTCAGCAATATGGTCAAGTCGATATGACTCTTGTGCCTTATAAGTAAATTTCTTATACAAGTCAAGATAATCAAGTTGAGTAATACCACCAACATCAAAGTAAACCTGTTTTCGACCACTTACATAGATTTCATTTTCAGTATTCAGACCCCAAGGTGAGAATCGCTTCATCTGTTTCTCACCAAGAACACGATTTAATCTGCGACAAATATAAGGAACGTCATACAATTGCACATTCCATCCAGTGATTACATCAGGAACATTTCTATCCCACCAATCGATAAATCGTTGCAGCAAACTATACTCACTATCGCAAGTGAAATAAGTTACATTACTTTGTTTGTTGACAAATGGTCCAACTCCCCAAGTAATAATATTTTTGGTGTTGTAGTCTTGAATCGAAATAAGAAGAATTTCCTCAGAAGCTGATTCTACATCAGGGAATCCATTCTCCGATGCAACCTCAATGTCTAGAGTATACAGACGAATCTTAGAGATATCGAACTTAATCTCATCTTCTGGATACTTTTCTGTAATGTATTGAGACACATATCTATCATTTCCATAGATACGAAATCCATCTACATCTTCATATTTTTTGTAGAACTCACGACAGTCTCTTACAAGACCAGGTTGAATAGGTTCAACATTATCCCCTTCAAGAGTCTTATATTTTGATGGTTTCTTAGAGGGAACATAAAGTGTTGGAGTATATTCCTCCTTGAACATTATATACTTTCCATCCTCATAACCACGAACAAGAAACTGGTTGCCGATCAATTGTACATTGGTATAGAATCTCATTTAGTCAGTTGCTCGTATTTTTCAAGAAGGGTGGGCTTAGGATCAGTAATCGTGAAAATTTTATCAGAATGAATCATGAATACATTTTGATTTGTATGATCAACTAACCATGGTTCTAAACCAGACTCTTTAACCACAAATGGATTGGTCAGTTTGCAATCTGGTTCTCCAAGTTCGGTAGGAACTTCTTCAATTTTAGAAACTAAAATTACGTTATTTGTAAGTACTAAAAGTTTAATCATTTTCTTCTTTTGACAGGTCCAGAACTTTTGTTTGATACATTTCTTGCAGTTGATCCACAGGATCAACAAATCCAACAGGATAATCTTGAGGTACTATAATAGTCTCATCTTTGGACAAGGGAACCCAAGGATACAAACTAATATCAAATGGAGTTGGTTCATTTGTAGTAATTAGATCATCAGAGCTAATTCTCTGCATATGAATTGTACAAGGTCTTGTCAAAGAATATCCAACAATTTTATCTTCTTCAACACATACTTCATGAACATCTGAAATAATTTGCTCTCCAGATTTCAACAGAACAATTTTGATCGACATAATACTAGTTTACCTTCATCCATTCTACCAATAAAAAAGAGGGGTGTCAACTGGATTGTGCCAGTTACCCCTCAGCGCCGACGATATTCAAATCTATTTAGTCATCGGTAACTAAACGATTTCATACGTCTTTCTTTTCTGATGCTCTGGAATAACTCTATTTAGTTTGACAGTGAGTAATCCATCAACAAAAGAAACATCTCCAACAATCACATCATCAGATAATGTCCAAGTGCGAGTGAAGGCTCGTTTTGCCAATCCATGATGCACATACTCATCAGATGCATCATCAACTTTCTTTGCTTCAACAGTAAGTTTATTCCATTCTGTTGTCACTTCAATATCTTCTTTTCTATAACCAGCAAGTGCAACTTCCAATCTAAAATTGGTTGTGTCTTCTTTAACAAGATTATATGGTGGGTAGTTTGTATGCGTCTCAAACGCAGTATCTAGTCTCCTAAACCACTCATCCATTCCAATGCTGTTTCTTTGAATTGCAGCTAAATACTTTTCGGTTTCTGGTACAGAAAGAGTAATGGAATTAGTTCCAAACATGGTAGACCTCCTTGAGCGTCTTAAGTGATGTGGATCCTTTCGGCATCCACTACTAATTATAAGAGATATACAAAAAAAGGGAGTGTTGAACTCCCTACAGAATCATTCGGTTTCCTGGGTCTTGCCCTTTTTACCAATATTATACTTCTGTTCCAGAATCCAGTCACCTTTATCTTTGTAAGACAGAACTTTGATTTGATTCAGTGGAGCAATATCCGCAATAGATTCTTGCTTTACTACAGTAATCAGACCCCAGTCAGCTAACAGTCTGGTGATACGATTACGACGCT